GGAAATTTTTCTTTAACCAAATTCTTGTTTAGTGTTTTAATACCATTCCTCATTGTCAAGAATTCCGGATAAACACCAACTTCAACAGCCAAATCAAAGCGACGGAATAACGCACCCAAATCCTCAATATTGATCTGACCCAGCCCTTTGTAATAGTTGTTGTTTGTCAACATTAGCAAACGTGATGTGAAATAAGCACCCTTTTTATCAGCTAATTCTGCCATAGGAACAGTCATAGTTGCATCATTTTTGAGACCAATAATGTCCAAGGATACTTGAGTTCTATCTTCAATAACTGTTGATTGGTAAACATCATCCAGAACGCACATCCATTGGCCAAAATAATCATCCCAATATTTGCGACCAGATTTGTACTGATACACTTGATCAGACACGCGAAAATCCTTGATTTTCTCAGGGTACAATCTCCAATACAAGAAAAGTCCCAACATGTAAGCTGCTACAGATTTTCCACGTCCTGGTTCTGAATACATATAGCAAACTAATGGCTCTATTCTCCCATTATCTTCACGCAACTTAGCATCAAGAGCATCCTTGAACTTGATGATTGAAATAAGTGTAGAATTGAAAGTAGCCAAAATTGTGGGTGGAAAACCTTCCTTATAGTTAGCAATTTCGCCGCGCAGAAAAGTACCCTCTTTAATCAGACGACCAATATCCAATGCGTAATTCTTAGAGAGCAACACTTTTCTTTGCACATCTGCAGGCAACTCAATAGCACATTTTTGGACCCAGGTCTTGATTTTCTCGATCGTGAGTTGCAACTCAGCATCAGAGCTAGGTAATCCTAGAATGTCAACACGCACATATTCAATACTTGCTTTTGCCATATCTGCTAAAACACTCACACTCTTCATGCCATGAACAAGTGTGGAGAAATTCTTAATATTTTTAAAGTTGATATGTTTCTTTGACAACTCAACAGGAACGCCAACGGCTTTCTTGATGATTTCAACCATCAACGTAAACAAGGTTTGAGCCGCCTCCGTTGGATTCTTGCTTTGGGCTTTGAAATCAGGTGCAATATCTCTGAGTCTATTCTCTGTGAAAACATTAGCCAGTTCTGTGGCTTCCTCTTGATCATTATCATGCTCTGAGTTTGACAGACCGCGCAATGCACTCACACATGCTGCAATTGCTGATCCAAAAGTTGACAACCAACCATGAGTAGTCAAAAAAGCAGTAAAGATAATCACTGCTTGAGTCAAACTCTTGGCTGTGGCAACTAAATAAGCATTAAGCATGAAACCTATAATCGTTTCAATAACTGAAATTGCTTTGGTTACTCCATCAAAATTTGCGTAAGCTGACATAACACTCGCTTTGATTGAGCATACATCGGCCTCAAAGCGTTTCATTAATTCAGAGAACCCACTCAAAGTGGAGTTTGCTTTCTTTGCCTCTGCAATTGCAGCATTACCCAAAAGAAGAGCATTTGGTCCAATATCAATTGTACCTGACTGCAATGTTTTAAATGCTTGCATCTGACTATGGAAAAACAATTTCCGCTTTGGTTTGTTAGCGATTGGTCGTTGCAGCTCTTGTAAATCTTTTTGTCTAATTCTTTCTAATAAAGCCAAATACTCAAGTTTACGAGAGTCTTCGAGCTTCATGACCTTGTAGATCATCTCATATAACGATGCAGATCCACCAAGTATTGACTTACTCACAAGTTGCATTTGCAACACATCCTCATCGAGATCTTGGATTTCTTTTTCCAATGCGGGACGTGTTAGCGAATGAATGTCAGATAATTGTCGTTCAATATCTTTGAATCGAGTTTCGATAGATTGAACAAGTGCAGCATAAGGAGTCGGAGTCGGAACAAATAGTTGAGGTTGCGGTGTACGCACCGGAATTTCCTCAACTCGAGGTCGTTTAGCGAACTTCTCTTGTTGCGCATCTTTCAATCGTTTGACAGCTTCCTGCATGGTAGAATTGATAGTTGCTTTCTGAGCGTCTGTCAATTCAGCATTCGTCCGTACAGAGACAGTAACAAGTTTGTCTGACACATTAGGCGTCGGAGCAGTTTCTTTCTCCATCTTTCCCACGTCACGGGAAGATTGAGCTCTGAAATCATTCTGATCTAGTAGTTCCAACTCTTTGCTGTTGGTTCGTTGGAACTCTATGATCATAGTGTTATGCAAATCTTTAATTTTGTAAGGATGAGGTACGTGTGCTAAAAGAGGCAATTTCAAACTTATTAATTGTCTCATTGTGGGTGCATATGATCGTACCTGGTCCATAGCAGCCTTTATCTTCTGTTCTGGGGACTGAGCACAAGCTAATAAATGTTTAAGGATTGCAACAGCAAGCTCATTACTTATTGCGTCCATCTGTTGAGCTTTAAAATTGTCACCTCTTTGGTAAACTAAAGCTAGTTGATAACATGCTTGCATCTCATCAAACACGGCTGCTGTTTGCGAAATCCCTTTCATTATATCATCAAACTGTGTTTGGCTCTTAGATTTGACTTCTTCAGCAACTCTAAAGTCATGAAGATTTAGGTGCATAGTTTGTGCACTGAATGCACGTGCCTTTTCGAGCAAGCTACGTGCTGATAATTGTCCTGCAAAAGGGTGGGCAGGTTCCACCTTATTATTCTTAAAAGAGTCCGCCATATTTCAAAATATAGGTGAGACAGTTGACAACACCCATGTTTCCATTTCTTATGTGCCTCATAAAGGGGGCGAGTGAAGCACCCTATCATAGTTCAGTGGATAAAACCTTAATAACTGAAAAATAATAGTTGGTTTCGCGCACGCTAAGACTATGGAAGTCAACTTGATTCCTACAACACTTTCAATAAAAAGGTACTTAATACAATTAGATACAAAATAAATAAGGGTTGGCAATTCACACTAACAGTTTTCATGTGCAGTTAATGCTTATTCTGTGTGACCCCTCAAAATCACACTTCCACTTTGTGGAACCTATTCAAGTATTTTGTAAATTTATACCAGCCTTCCAAATCATCAAAAATGATGAGACCAGCTACATATGGGATAATTTGCTATTAAGAACGGAACATGTCACGAAAAGAGAACCCTGGTCGGTATCTCAATGTTTAATAGCGGGCGGATATACCATATGCGATGGAGTTTCCATTTTAACTCCTTTTCGTATAGAGCAATAGTTTCAACTGGTGTGAAACTATTCGTCATTGATAACGCAGCGATCACTGCGGCTAATTATAGCTTCTGCTAATCAAAGCAATTTAACATAAGATGATATTTATAATGCCCCTCATCTTAACAAGGGGGGCCAAAAAGCTTATTTTCCAAATAAACAAAGACATCAATAAGAGCTTAGTGTGTTCAAGTCGATGTATTCTTGAGCATCACGCATTGAAAACTCATTTATCACAAAAATATTGCCAAATACATGCACAAGCACTAAATGGTACATACAGATGTAAGTG